GCAGAAGGCTAAGCAATTTCGAGGCGATGAATACTTCGCTGAGGAAATTGCACCCATCACCGGAGAGTTCGGTGGACTAGTGGGTGATGATGGGACCTGTAAGACGGCCATAATCCTCAACAGCATACCTGAAGGTGAAGCCTGTGTCATCATAGACTTCGATGGTGGGGGCCAATCCCTTAGGGATGCCTTCTATGCACACAGGAGGTCGGACTTCAAGTGCAGTAATCCTTGGGTCATGCAGGACGAGGCTCGAACTGCCTACGATTACCCTGCTACACACGATAGAGTGATGGACATAGGCAGAAGGGCTCTAGCCTGGGCTAAGGACCAACTAGAACCTGACTATGAGGGTCAGAAGTTGAACACGGTCCTAGTGACTGCTACAGACCTATGGGACTCAGTGGCTATGGCTTGCATGTTCATCGAGGACCTAGGCACTGCCCCTGACGGAATTGGTGCCAAAATCAGTCCTCACGAGAAGGTAGGTTTGAGGTTCAATTGGCAGATTCGCAGCACACGATTCCACCAACTAACATCGCTATGCCGAGAACTAGCCCGTTTGGGTGTCAATTGCTGGTATGAGACCCACTGGCAGTATGAACAGAGGGCCGATGGCACCATGACTGGTGGTAAGAAGCCAAAATGGGAAAAGCAGACGAGCAACTATCTACATACCATCATAGAGATGACGAAGACCCAAATCCGTAATGATGAGGGCTTCCCTACAGGAGAAACTACCTATGAAGCCACATTCTCGAAGGCTAGGAATCTACCTGAGATGTTGGATAAGACCCGACTAGTGATGAGCACCTACGATGACAAGCCACTCAAGTGGCATGGACTACCCGAACTTAGGAGGTGATTTGCGTTATTAGGAATCTAGTACGCGAGGCCTCGCTGAAAATGGAGGGGGGCGAATTACCCGAGTAAACATCGGGAAGGAAGCCCTCCTATCTCTGTTGAATGGCTTTGGACCTGGGGTAGGGGACCTCACACTTGATGCAAGGGATATGTCCCTCACTGGGACTGTTGCACTCAAGACACACATGTTGCACACGAAAGTGAGCGCTGATGTAGAGGCTCCAGGTTCAATAGTCATCTCAGACCTAGGTAAACTCCTGACATTCATCAAGGCCCTACCTAAGGACTCCATGGTCGCAATACGAGCACTTGAGGGGGTACCTTTGCGTGTCCTCTCGGGTAATGTGGACCTCTCCCTGCCTTACAGTGACTATGTGCACTCCGGTGTGAGGGTGCCCAAGGCACTGGCTCTCAAGGAGGACAGTGAACGCGATAACTGGAAACATTGGGGAGGGAAACCTTTGACATGCTACGGTAAGTTGCATACCTCTGACCTCATGCAGGTGCAGACCCTCGAGAAGATAGTAGGCAAGAACCACAGTATAGCGACATTATTCTCTGTGAAGGACAAATGTTGGCTCATCAAAGCGGGTGAAAAGGGGGCCGCTAACATGAGTGTGAGAATAGGAATGGAAGACTGTGACGGACCCCGAAAAATTGCAGTTTCAAGTTTCGGTGGCTGGTTCCCAAGTGTACTCGGTTGTCTCCCTTCGGGAGTGGTAGAACTATACACCGCAGATGGGTTCGTAGTGATACTACGCCACATGGAGAAGGAGCACCTGCTAGTTATCTTGGACCAAAGGAGTGATTGAATGATAGTCGACGACTACTATGAGAACGGTGAGGAACCCATCATATACTCACGATACCGTGATGAGAAAGGTAACCTCATCGAGCGCACAGATAGGAGTTACAAACCATACTTCTGGGTGCCAAAGAACTCCCCAGACTTCCAGTTCAAGAGGGTCACCACTAGGTTCCCGACATGTAGAGTCATCTACGAGGACCAAGCCACTGGCCTCGACGGCACACCATTGGTGAAAGTAGAGGCTGAATCCCCTTTCCAAATCACAAGGATGAGGGAGCAATTCAGCAGAACATACGAGGCTGATGTTAGATTCACAGACCGATGGCTGATAGACAATGTCCAAGTCATGCCAGACTGGAAGCCACGAAAGTGGTGGTTCGACATAGAGTGTGACACTGGTGATGACCCATTCACCACAGTCATCGCTGTAATAGACAGCGACCTAGACATGCCAGTGGTCTTTGCACTCGGCGGTGGTAATATGAATGCATATCTCGCTCAGGAGCACCACCTGCATGGTGGTGCTAGCGTGCGTTGTTGGCATGTTGATAGGGAGGAGGAGTTTGAAGTGGATTACATGCTTTGGTATAGGACCGCCCGTGATGTGAAGTATGAAATGAGAATCTTCGATTCAGAATGGGAACTCCATGAGGCCTTCGTAGCATTCATGCACGAGCGCGACCCCGACATGCTAATTGCACACGCGGGGTCATTCTTCGACATACCCCACCTCATCAACAGGATTCCATATCCTGAGCGAATGAGCCCAGTGGGACAGGTCAGGAGATTCAGGAAGGGTAAGGATAGATACGACCCAACAGACCAACCTATAGTAGGTAGGTGGCAGTTCGATACTGCAGCCCAGGCCAGCAGTGGCACAGGATTCGAGCGAGTATGGAAGGACAGTGGGGGTGGTCAACTACCATCCCTCAAACTCAACGACATAGCAGAGACGCTAGGCCTAGGTTCCAAACTCACTGAGGAAATAGAGGGTATGGATGTCCACAATGGGTGGTACGAATACTGGGGTGACTTCGTGGACTACTGTCTGCTGGACACCCACCTACTCAGAGGTATAGACGAGGCCAAGAATGTCACTGATTTCTACATCCAGATGGTGAGGCTGTGTGGAATCACACTACCCTCAGCATGTAATGTGAGTAACTTCGCTAGAGGTCTGCTCTCAAGGAGGACAGACAAGAAGGCCCCAACCAGAGTGAGGGGTGACAGTGGTTCACTCCGAGGTGCAGAAGTAGGACTGAACCTTGTTACTGGTTTGCATCAAGGTGTTGGGGTGCTTGACTACAAGGGGTTGTATGCATCTCTCATTCTAGGCAACAACCTCTCTTATGAGACCAAGAGGGACGGCCCTGGTGAGAACATAATCCAACTCGACAATGGCACCTTCTGGGACCAGAGTGAACAGGGACTGCTCCCTAGCATAGTGGAATACCTGTTCGCTTATCGAGACGAATGCAAATTCAAGATGCGACACGCTGAAACCGAGGTAGAGCGTGGTGCATGGAACACCACACAGATGGCGATTAAGAGGGTCATGGCCTCACTCTATGGCATGACTGCACATGGTGGCTATGGCTGGGCTGACCTAGACATAGCACACACCATCACCCACGAGGGGAGGAGGTGCATCCACCTACTGGACCAAGTCACCACTAGCAACGGCTACGAGTGCCTCTATGGTCACACCGACTCGGCGTTCATCAAGGTCCCTTACGAGGACGCTGAGATGCTGGCCGACAAAATCACGAAGGTTGTGCAACAGGCCACTGGCAACAAGATGTTGTCCGTAGAACTGGAGGTGTGGATGCCCTATTGGCTACTGGTCAAGAAGAATAGGTATGTCGGTATGCTGCCAGATGGTACACTAAAGGTAGCAGGCTTCGAGATGAAAGCCTCCAACGCAGCACCCATATCCAAGAAGGTGCAGAAGGAGGTGTTCAACATGGTGTGTAGTGGAGCCAATGAGGGTGAGGTGGAAGCCTATGTCCGTCCGATAGCCATGTCCATACGCGAGGGGAAAGTACCTCTCAAGGAGGTGACCCTAAGAACCAGACTTGGAATGCCACTCGATGACTACAAGGTATTGGGTGGTGCCCCTAAGGCGGCGAAATACTACAACGATAGTGACGATTTCAAAGGCCGTGACTTCGGTAAGGGGGACTCAGTTCCCTGGACCTATGTGAAGGGCATCCCCAATACCATAGCCTACCGAGAGCCCCGTGAAATTAAGGACTATGAGATAGACTCCGATGTGATTCTCCAGAAAATGCTAAAGGCCAAGTTGGACAGTGTCTACACTACCCTCGGCTGGGACATCGACGGTGCTCTTGGAGCACCTCGTCCCAAAGCGTATGGATGGTGGTAAGGAAATGACAGAAGAAAAGAAAGTAACAGAAGAGAATAGCAGACAGACAACGCTGGAGGAGTTTGGCTTTGAGTGCCATCGAAGACGCAGTGTGCGGTAAGATACAGGGCCGAGCCTTGGTAGGCTTGAACAAGTACGGCACTACTATGGAGAGGGAGGACTTCTCCAAGTTAGACTGGCTCATCTACGCACAAGAGGAAGCGATGGACCTAGTGGTCTACCTTGAGAAACTCATAGAGTTAGAGACTGTTATAAGGGCTATACCACGCGACCCCGCGCCAAAAATGGAGGAGTGACCTTGGTCGCCCTACCTCTCATCTATGAGGACGAATCCTCCTATGCCTGGACTCCAGAGATGGGGGAGGAAGGAGTCATCATACGCATCAGTAAGAGTACCCTTTCTAACACCAAGTGGTGCGCCCAACAACTGTGGCTCTCCAAGACACATGATGTACCAAAGGAACCCAAGTCTTACCTCATTGTAGGCAATGATGTCCACAGTGCACTAGAGGAGTTCTACAAGCGTGCTGAGCCTGAGTCCCTGATGGATTTAAGGAAGGCAGTGCTGGAAGGGAAGAACAGGTTGGTCCTCGACACATTCAGAGGGTGGCTCCCTTCACAGGAAGAAGTGATTGAAATGAGGAGACCACACGAAAGGGAAGAGCCATTCTATGAGCATGACTACGAACTCAATGTAGACTGGCTGATGCGTAACGAGATGCAACGCCTAGCAGTCACCGACGACCAACTATTCCTACCCGTGGCCAATGAGGTAAAACTCTCACCCAAGGCCACCTTCCACATAGATGGTAAAGAGGTGAAGATACAACTGGTTGGGATAATAGACAGAGTGTTCCAAGACAAGGATGGACTGGGTATCATGGAGTTGAAGACTGGGAAGTGGAACAGGTACAAGCCAGCAGACATGAGAATGGAAATGTCCTACTACAAGATGCTCATTGAACTGACTCCGATAGAACAACTAAAGGCTCTAGGTCTAGGTGATGACCCAGTAACCCATTGGGGTTGGCGCTACAGTTCTGCAGGAAGACTAGATTATGAGAAGGTCCTCAAAGTCAGTGAGAGAGCCATGCAACACAGGCTCACCAAACTCATCAAGATGTACCTCACTCAAGACTTCCCCATTACCAAGGACGATTTCAAATGCTCCTACTGTGACTACATGGACCTGTGCCCGAAGTTCAAGGTGAATTAGATGCTTCCGTTCGATGACCCCATCAAGGACATGTACAAACACAGAGACACGATACTGGAGGCGTTCCGACTGATGTTACAAGAAGCATTGAGGGTTGAGTCTGGGAGTGAAGGGGTCTATATCCACTACGGAAAGCCACCCGAAGACAATCTGATAGACCCAATCCCGATAGCAGAGTATCTAGATATCACCATCACTTCCGAGCA